AGAAGACCGAGGAGAAGACCGAGGAGAAGACCGAGGAGAAGACCGAGGAGAAGACCGAGGAGAAGACCGAGGAGAAGACCGAGGAGAAGACCGAGGAGAAGACCGAGGAGAAGCCCGAGGAGAAGACCGAGGAGAAGACCGAGGAGAAGCCCGCCGACATCGACACCGAGGTGAAGGAGTTCATCGACGCCGGGATGGATCTGGAAGCCATCAAAGAAGCCTATGCAGACTCGCAAATGTCTGCCGGGGAGATCGAAGAGGCTTACAACCGGATAGTCAATCCCGTTTCAGAGGCCCCCAAGAAGGGAGCCAAAAAAGGAGGGTCCAAATAGGACTGGTAATAGGACGGGGTCGCTTCCCGTCCCTCCTACTATTAAAATTACGCCAGTATGAAAGTTGCACAGATCAAATCAGCTCCTCAGTTCGAATCCCGGGACTGGAGACAGTACGGCATCCAAACATACGGAGATACCAACGACTTTCCCCAGACAGTCAGCGAGATTGTTCAGTCTTCAAAGACCGGCAATGCCTGCTTGAGCATATACAATGACTTCGTATACGGTCACGGGTTCAAAGATCCAGGTATCTACAAATTGCGGGTCAACAAAGAAGGGGAGAAGCTCGACAAGATCCTCCGCATGGTATGCAAAGACTTCACGTTATGGCATGGGTTCGCCATCCATATTAACTACAATATGAACTTCCGCGTCAGTTCGATCCACCACATTCCGTTCGAGTCTCTCCGACTTGCGAAGGCAGACGATGATGGATTCATTGGCCGGACGGCATATCATCCTGACTGGGGTCACCGAGACAAGACGAGGTCCCGGTGGTCCCCGTCCGACATTGAGTGGTTTCACCTCTTCAACCCGGATCCGGAGGTTATCCTGAACCAGGTAGAAGAAGCTGGCGGATGGGACAACTACAATGGCCAGATCCTCTACTTTTCCGGAGACTCCGAAGGCAGTCCCTCTTACCCGGTCCCCATCTTCATCGCTGAGATGACAGACATGAGAACTGAGGAAGCACTTGCCAATGTAGCCGGTCGAAACGCATGCTCCAACTTCTTGTCAGCTGGGATCTTGGTAGACATCAAGGACGAGACTCAAGATCAGTCCCAAGTCAATGAGACCCAGAAAGAGCTCAACAAGTTTCAAGGAGACGAGAACACTTCTCAACTGTGGTACATACAGTGCAAGTCCAAAGATGAGGTGCCCCAGTTCATAAGGTTCTCCGGGGAGAACTATGACAAAGCATTCGAAGTAACGCAGAGAGTCATCCCGGAGAACATTGGTCAAGCCTTCAAGCAGCCTCCCATTCTTCGAGCTGTTGACGTGGGGGCTAACTTTGGGGCTGATCTCATGACCAATGCCTACAAGTACTACAACTCTGTTACAGTACGGGAGCGTCAGCAGCTGGAGGAGACTTTCGTATCTATCTTTGAGTACTGGTGGGCTCCTTTGGAAAATCCCGACTTCACTATTCAGGCTCTTACCTACAATGCCGGCGAGTCCATAGCAGACCGAATCGGCAAGGACAACATGACTCAGGTCCTGGAGATCATCCGGGACCAGATGCTCTCCACTGTTCAGAAGAGGAACATGCTCAAGCTCATTTATGGACTTTACGACGAGGAGATTGTAAAACTCATGCCCAATGATACTCAACTATAGCGACCTTCGGAATGTTCGGCCGATAGCCGAGAACATCAACGATCCGGCCAGACTGGAACCATACATCCGGGAGGCTGAGACCCTCAGATTGGTGGATGCCATAGGAGCCAACCTCTACAGATGGCTCGACGAGACAGACTTTTCTGGCCCCGGTCCTTTCCAATACGGGGACGTAACCATTACAAAAGATCAGTACACTGCCGCCATGGAAGGCGGGTATTATGATGGTGGCTGTTCCGGGGATGGTCGAAGCGAAGGTCTCAAGATCGCCATTGCATATATTGCATATTCCCGATTCATAGTTAACAACCCAATCAACCCCACTGCCTTTGGGGTGAGGTACAAAGATGGAGAGTTCAGCACTCGAGTAGAGGACAACATCATCATCCGTAGCTCAAACGAAGCGAGGAACATCGGGGAAGCCTATCTCGAGAAGGCTATAGAGCACCTTAAAGCTCTGCAGTTATTGACTCAATGTACTGAATATAAGGAGTCTCCGGCTCGTAAAATTATCATAGGACGTGAAAAGTTATAAGTTTCACAGATATGGGGGAGGAAGTCATGAGAGCAGGAAAATGGATATGCGGGGGTATTGTAGGGTTTTGGGGGTTTTTAGCTCCGGTCCAGGTCCTCATCCTTTGTGTCTGTATTGCCATAATCATCGATTTCATAACTGGAAATATTGCTGACTACAAACGTCACAAACGAGCTCATCAAAAATATGTGTTCAAAAGCGAGAAAATGTGGGATACCTGTTGGAAGTTGGGACTCAGCATTATCGGTATCGGCATGGCCTACATGCTTGACGTGTATGTCCTCCCGAACTTGGGGGGTCTCAACCTTGCCAACTTCTTCGCTGCTTTTGTAGTCGGGACTGAGTTTTGGAGCTTTCTGGAGAACTCCGCAATCATTTCGAATCACCCCATATTCAGAGCTCTCCGGTCATACATGGAGAGATCGGTCAGCAAGAAAACTCAAATAGACTTTGAATGCCATGAAGACAAGTAAGTATTTTAAGCCCGAAGAATTCGAGCGATGCAACCCGTCCTGCTCCATTGAAGACATGGATCAGGATTTTCTCGATCTACTGGATGACCTCCGCGAAAAGGCAGGAATCCCCCTCGTCCTCAATTGCGCTTATCGTTCCAAAGAACACGATAAGGCCAAAGGACGGTCCGGTAACAGTGCTCACACCGAAGGTTTGGCAGTGGACATCCGGTGTGCCTCGGGCCCCAATCGGATGAAGATCCTCCGAGCAGCCATTGCATTGCGGATCCGGAGGATAGGCATCGACGGGAATTTTATCCACGTAGATGCTTCTAAAACCCTCCCGCAGGACACGATATGGACTTATTGAGAAGGGTACTCTGCACGATAGTTCTTGTAGGTATAGGCTTCATGATAGGACGTAAAACAGTCGAGGAAAAGACCGTTATAAAGTACGTCGATTTGCCCCCAATTCAGGGGGAGGTCAAAGTCCCGGATTTGGTTCCAAAATGGGAGGGTTTTAGGAATCCAATCAAATTGATATATATCTATAAGGGCCAGGAGGAAAAGGTTCCCCAAACACCCCCAGAAATCACAAATGGAGAGGGTTTTGGGGAGGACCAAAAGGAGGTGGATACTCTGGAGAGCATAAAAAGGACAATATTGGACTGGAATACGACCAGGAAATACGCTGGAACATTCTTCAAAGATCCCAAAATTGGCCAATTTGACTGGGAGGCTATAGTCCAATACAACACTCTCCAGCATCTTACGTACAAGTATATCCCCGTTCGAGAACAAATCAAAGAAACGAGGTCCCCGAGATGGTCCCCATTTCTTAGAGCTTCGGCTAACTCATTCGGACAGATCGGAGCTGGGGGAGGCATATATTACAGAAATTTCGGAGTAGACCTATCCTATGTGCGGGACTTCGAGCTGACCCGATCGGGGTATGAGGTCGGCTTTAGCTGGAAATTTTAGGAAACTACTCCGTCCCGGGCTTAGGGGAGCCCGGGTTTTTTGTGTCCACAAGCCGGGGATATTGGCCCCCGTGGCAGGGACCAGCAGTAAACAATGAGAAACAATAATAAACAATCATTGTTTCTCGATAATCGATTGAATATCAATGATTTAGGCCCTTGTAAACAATGTAAACAATAATATAGGAGGAAAACCTGAATAGGGAATATGTGTTCTAATATTGGATAATAGGGTTCTTAAAGAGGATAAGACCCCCATAAAAAGGTTATATAGAAATCATTGTTTACATTGTTTCTCGGGAGAAGAATTGGGGACCTAATCAATTGAATATCAATCACTTAGGTGAGAAACAATAAGAAATTTTATTGTTTCTCTGCTATTTTTCCAGCATTTTATCGTAGTATTTGTAGCAGAAGTATTATATTTTTGATACAAACAAATTACAATATGAAAACCATCACCTACACCAACAATCAGGGTCTCGAACTCGAGATCAACAAATTCACCTCCGGCCAGTTCAAATGGGCATTCAGCCTTACCTTCAGCAACGGGGTCCACACCTTCTGCTACACCATGACGGAACTCAGGACCATCCTACTGAAAAACGGGATGACCCGGAAATGGGCAACCAATGTAAAAGACAGGTTTGACCCCCTCACGGAGGAGCACGTACTTATTAATAGGTACAGGACCCCGGGGGATCCGAGATGGAGGTCTTCATCACCAGCCGAATCCCGTTCGTAAATATGATAGGAACCGGGTTGGACATGGGGTATATGAAATTCCAGCTCCTGTAGCATAAACTCAACCGCTACGGGTTCAAACAGTTTTAATCCCGGGGACCCCAAAATAGGGGTCCCAACTTTTTTCTCATTTTTCAATCAAAAAAATTTTATTTCAAAAAACTTTTCTTATATTTGGGATACAAACAAAATAGAACACAATGAAGAAAATCGCATGGAATGAGCCGGCACAGCCGGCTATCAGGGATGACTACTTCTCCAGTCTCATCGGACCGGAGATGGACGCCGACAAAGCAGTAGAGCTCGTAGACAGGATGCAGAAGAGAGTGGACAGCCTTGACGAGGAGACAGTTAGTCATGTTTCTTCAGTCTTGTCGGAGATGGTTAAGTTAGCAAACGAATTGTCCGGCATGGACAACACCTTAACCAAACGAGAGGCTCTTCTCGTCTGCATGGGCTTCAAGACTGGCGAAGCATACGTCTGCGGTAAGTATGGAATTAACGAATAGTAAAACATGGAAGAAAAATTCAACTGGGACCTCCCGGCAGATCCGGACCCCAAATCGGACAACTATTATAACGGAATCGTATCCAAGGAGCTGAAAGACCCCAGCAATGTGGGAGAGGTTCTCCTCGGAGTTATTCACAGAGAATCAGTTACCAATCAGTCGGATTTTGTCAATGAAGGGATTCAGTCTATTCTTGACCAGTTTGGCATTAAAACCGACAAACCTCTCACAAGAAAGGAGAAGCTCCTGGCATTCATCGGATTTAAAGCTGGCTCAATGTGGGAGAAATTGGTGGAAGACCAAAGACAGTCAGAACCAGCTTCACTCAACCCTCTCGAAATTGTCATGATGGGACTTCTCAAAACAAACGGAAAAAAATGCTGATTTTATCGTAGTATTTACCGCAGAAGTATCATATTTGTAGTGTAAACAAAAACCTACACAACTATGAGAACAGTAAAATCGGTACTTATCGTCACTCGAATGGGATACGTGGAGGGAGTCTTCACTTCCTTCAGAGCTTTGGCTAAATCCCAAGGAGCCACTCGAATCAATATTGAAGGCGAGTATGAGTCTTACACTGAGTCTGAACTGAAAGACATTGCAGCTAACGGTCAGACATTTACCTACTTCGGCGAGAAATGCAGAATATCAGCAAGAACCTTAAACAAATAACTATGGAAAAGACAGAAAAATACGTAGTATTCAAGTATGAGGACGAGTTCGGATTCCACTACATGAAAATGGACAAGCTTCCCGGGGAGGGACCTACATACATTGAGCCCATCTCGTTCGAGAAGAAGATCAACCCCAACTGTACTCCGGGAGCCATCACTCAACAGCCGTTTTCAGAGGACGGAAAATCCGCCTATGTGCTCAGCTCAAAATTTGTCCCCGTGTCTGGTTGGTGGCCAAATAAGGGCGACGTTCTGGAGTGGCAGGAAGGGATCCGGGTTTACAGAGCCACCAAGGAACTGAAGAAGGAAGAAGAAGACCTCAAGCTCGAGAAAGCCATTGAGCCTATACGAGAAGCATACAGTCGTCTCAGTCCAAGCGGGAGGAGTACGTTTATTGCTCAAATGGTCTACCTTCTCACCAAGTAAACATTTTTCATTAAAAAGATTGAAAAAATTTCAATATCAGGGGAAAATTGATTATATTTGGGATAAACAACATGGACAACACAATGACTATCAATCTCAGAGAATTAATTGAACAGAGAGGGCTCAGGCTTCAAGAAGTGGCAGAAATTCTGTTCCCCGATAACCGGTTCCCCCGAGCAGCTCTCAACCGGGTTCTCAACGGAAAAACCTTGTTGAATTCGGAGCAAGTTTCCCGTTTAGCAGCTTGGCTTCGTGTATCTGTCGACGATCTCTACAGAGGAGCATGGAACTCCGAGTTTAAAGAAGAGACATGTATTCTGACAAACGGGAACTACAGAGCCGAGTTATCGGTCAAAACGGGAGAGACGAGGGTGTTCCACCTCGGGTCCCTGTTTCATGAAACTGTTCTCCATGACCCGGCTATACCCCTCAGCAAGTACATTGAACTTCTGAACACCATAATCAAAAATCATCAAGCCAATGAAAGTAGAAATTAAGTTCGAGGCAAACCTCGAAGAGACTCAGGATCTCGAAATGGTCCGCAAGATCTGTCAGGTTATCGGAGCAAACCCCGTGACAGTTAAGACGACTGACGTCAAGAAATCAGTCCCTGCACAGGACATGAAGAAGCCAGTCCCGGCTCCGGCTCCAGTCCCCAAAAAGACTGAGGAGCCCGAACCCATGCCGATGGATGCGAACTCCTCTTTGGGTTCCGACCCCGCTGTCTCCATTCAGGACATCCGGACTCTCCTGGCAAGTAAGGTGGACAATCACCGCGAAGCTATCCGGGCAAAGCTCACTGAACTGGGAGCGAGAAATGTGACGGGACTGGATGCTCGAAACTATGACGCGTTCTACGAATTCCTCAAAAACCTTGCGTAATGGGAACCCCGAACCATTCATTTCGTAAGCACGCCATGCTTTCGGCATCAAAGGCAGACCGGTGGATCAACTGCACCCCCAGTGCCAGACTGGAGGAAAAAGTTGAGGAAACCGGTAAGCCTTCCAAGTATGCCGAAGAGGGTACTCTGGCTCACGAGATGGCAGAATGTTACCTCCGAGCGAGATTCCTCATAACGCCTGTTGACGTTACGTCTGCTGAACTCAGGAAGCTGAAGAAGAGCGACCTCTACACTGAGGCCATGGACGAGCCCGTAATGGCTTATTGCCAGTACGTAACGGACCAATATACGGAAGCTCTGCGAAAAACCAAAGACGCTCTCGTTCTTCTGGAGGAGAGACTGGACTTCTCGGCTTGGGTCGAACAAGGATTCGGCACTGGAGACGCTTGCATTATCGCTGACGGGGTCATGGAGATCATAGACCTCAAGTTTGGCACTGGCGTGCCGGTTTTCGCTGAGAACAATGCTCAGTTGATGCTGTATGCTCTCGGGGCCTTGTCCAAATTTGAAATGGTCTACGACATCAACATGGTGAAGTTGACTATTGTACAGCCCAGACAGGAGCGAATTTCATCATGGGAGATTACTCCGGAGGACCTCTACAAATGGGGCGAGGAAGTAGTGAAGCCCAAAGCAGCTCTCGCTTACTCCGGGGAGGGGGAACTCCAAGTCGGGCACTGGTGCAGGTGGTGTAAAGTCAAAGCTTTGTGCCGCAAAATGGCAGACCACAATCTCGACTTGGCCAAACACGAGTTCAAAGAACCCGAACTCCTGACAACCGAGGAGCTCGCTCAGATTTTCGAGCAAGCACCCATGCTTCAAGATTGGGTAAATGCTGTATCTGAGCACCTACTCTCCAAAGCCATCTCGGGCGAGAAGGTCCCGGGGTATAAGGTAGTAGAAGGAAGGTCAATACGGAAATGGACTGACGAGAATGCCGTTCAAGAAGTTCTTACCGCATGTGACTACACCCCGGACCAGTTCCAAGTTGTCAAACTGGCTGGAATCCCGGCTATCGAGAAGCTCCTCAAAAAGGACTTCGATTCACTGGTCGGGGACCTCGTCATCAAAGCTCCTGGCAAACCCACTCTCGTCCCTGAGTCTGACAAACGTCCGGCAATGGGCATAGAACAAGCAAAACTCGATTTTTCAAATAACTAAACTTCACAACTATGAGTGCAACAACCAAAGTAGTAACCGGCAAAGTCCGGTTCAGTTATGCCAATGTATGGGAACCCCGTGCAATGGAGGGTTCTGACCGAGCAAAATACTCGGTATCAATCCTCATCCCGAAGACTGACTCGGCAACTCTGGCTCGGGTCAAGGAAGCCATCGACACGGCTCTCAAAGAAGGCATCGCCAAATTGGGTGGCAAGATTCCTCCCACGTGGAAGAACCCCCTCCGTGACGGGGACACCGAAAGACCGGACAATCCAGAGTATGCTGGGCACATGTTCGTCAATGCCAACTCGGACAACCGTCCTGGCATCGTGGACATCAATCTCAATCCCATCATCGAAAGAGAGGACTTCTACTCTGGATGCTACGGCCGGGCGTCGATCAACTTCTACGTCTTCAACACGAATGGCAATAAAGGCGTTGCTTGCGGGTTGAACAACCTCCAGAAGTTGGCTGACGGAGAACGTCTCTCCGGGGGATCTTCGGCAGAAGAGGACTTCGGCCAGAACCCGTGGGTCGACGACCTTATGTAGGTTGGTATGCTGGGTCTTACTTGGGATTAGGGGTTCGAATCCCCGCCCAGCAACAAATTTAACAATAGTCAACATGCCGAGACGCTTATATTTCGATACAGAAACATATAGCCCGGAGGACATTAAATCCACGGGCGCCTATAAATACATAGAATCGGGGGACTTCCAACTCCTTATAGTATCTTTCGCCTTTGACACCTCTCCCGTTCAGGTGATAGATCTGGCCAAAGGAGAGGAGCTTCCCGATTACTTCGTTTCTGCTTTAACTGATCCGGGGATCGAGAAATGGGCGCATAACGCAGTATTTGAGAGACTCGTATTTAAGCGTATAGGACTACCTATCCCAATTGATCAATTGTATTGCTCAATGACCAAAGCGGCCTATTGCGGACTGCCTTTGGCTCTGGATGAACTCTCCAAGGCGTTGGTCCTCGGGGAGCACGGGAAGAAGTCGACCGGTAAAGCTTTAATCCGGTTTTTCTGTTCCCCGTGCAAGCCAACTAAGTCCAACGGTATGAGAACCCGGAACATGCCGGACGACGACCCTGACAAGTGGAGCGAATTCAAGACGTATGCCGAATATGACGTGATTGCAGAACGCGAGATCGTGGAACAGCTGGATCAATTCCCGTTCCCGGAGTTCGAACGCCGGAACTATCTCGTAGATCAGAGCATCAATGATCGGGGTATCTTGATCGATCTCGACATGGCCGGAAACGCCATTTCTTTTGATGAGGTATACACGGAGGAGATGACCGACCGGATGAAGGAGCTAACGGGCTTGGACAATCCTAACAGTTTAGCTCAGCTCAAGACATGGCTCAAAACCAACTTCGGGCTCGAGTTCCCAGCACTTGGCAAACCTGAGATCCTCGAATATCTGAAAAACAATCCGGGAGCTCCCGATCTGGTCAAGGAGGTTCTCGGGGGACGGCTTGCCTTGTCGAAGACTTCTACTAAGAAGTATATTGCTATGCTCAACTGCGCTGCCAAAGACCAGAGAGCCCACGGACTATTCCAGTTTTACGGAGCCAACAGAACAGGACGTTGGTCGAGTCGAATGATTCAGCTCCAGAATCTCCCCCAGAATCACATGAAGGATTTGGACCTCGCCAGAAGCATGGTAGAGAAAGGAGACTACGACCTTATAGAAATGTGTTACGGCAATATCCCGAATGTTCTGTCCGAGCTAATCCGAACAGCCTTCATAGCACCAGAGGGAAAAATGTTTGCAGTAGCCGACTTTAGTGCTATTGAGGCCCGAGTCCTGTCCTGGTTAGCTCAGGAGAAGTGGCGACTCGACGTCTTCAACACTCATGGCAAGATCTATGAGGCATCAGCATCACTCATGTTCGGGGTTCCCATTGAGCAGGTTACGAAAGGATCGGACCTCAGACAGCGTGGTAAGACGGCAGAATTAGCACTCGGATATGAGGGATCGGTCAACGCAATGGAGAAGATGGACAAAGAGAAGAAGCTGTCCAAAAAGGAAATGTATTCCATCGTAGCTCTTTGGCGTCGAGCCAATCCTAAAATTGTTGAGTTTTGGGCGGAGGTGAACGAGAAGGCCATCGAGTGCGTCCAGACCAGGAAAACCAAGAAAGTAAGTTGTCTCGTCTTTGAACATGACGGGACCAATTTGACGATAGCTCTCCCGGCTGGGAGAAAATTATACTACAGAAATCCCCGTGTGAGACCCAACAGGTTCGGGCAGATTGGCATTGTCTACGACGGCATGGTCCAGTCAGTAGGATGGACCGAGGTAGAGACATACGGGGGCAAATTGGTTGAGAACATAGTCCAGGCAATCTCCCGGGATCTTCTCGCCGAAGCAATGTACAGACTAAGCATTATGAAATACTTCGAAATAGTAATGCACGTCCATGATGAAGCCATTGCAGAGGTAGACGAAGACCGAGCCGGGGATTGTCTGGAGACCATGTGCAGAGTTATGGGGGAGGATCTTCCTTGGCTGAACTGCTTGCCAATGGGATTGCCTCTCAAAGCAGACGGATACGTTACTAAATTTTATAAAAAAGACTAATGACATACGACGGGGAACTTGATATTGCAATCGGACTGAGTGCAAGATCAAAAGTATGGAGCAACAAGAAACTGAAATGGTCTGAATTGGTCAGTCGGCTCGGGGAGGAGAATAAGACCACTGAAACATTCAAGGAATTTGTTTCTGCAAGCAAAGAGGACCAGCTCAAAATAAAGGACGTAGGTGGATACGTTGGAGGCTACCTGAGAGGAGGCAAAAGAAGTCCGGCCAATGTGGTCCACAGACAGTTGATGACACTCGACTTAGACTTTGCCCACAAAGACCTCTGGGACGACTTCACTCTCCAGTTTGACAATGCAGCTGTTCTGCATGGGACTCACAAACACTCGGATGCGTCTCCCCGGTACCGACTAATAATGCCACTGAGCAGAGAAGTCACGGCTGACGAGTATGTGGCCATAAGCCGAAAAATTGCCGGGGTAATCGGCATAGACCTTTTCGACAATTCAACTTTCGAGACCAACCGACTCATGTTCTGGCCTTCTACGCCGAAGGACATGGACTACTACTTTAAGGTTCAGGACGGCCCATGGATTGATGCTGACGAGATTCTCAACTCCTATGCCGACTGGAAAGATTCGTCACTTTGGCCCACAGCTTCGTCCCGTTTCGAAGCTGTCGACAGAGCCGTTAAGAAGCAGGAGGACCCAACAGTAAAGAGGGGACTCATAGGAGCATTTTGTAGGACTTATTCTATCCCCGAAGCAATAGATATCTTCCTCCCCGACACTTACGTCCCGTCAGCATTGGAAGACCGATACACTTACACAAAAGGCAGTGCATCGGCTGGTCTTATAGTGTATGAGGACAAGTTCGCTTATTCTCACCACGGGACTGACCCGTGTGGGGGCAAACTTTGCAATGCGTTTGATTTGGTCCGCATACACAAATTCGGCCACCTTGACGACAAGGTCAAAGATCCTTCGTCGAAGTTGCCAAGTGTGTCAGCAATGGAAGAGTTCGTACGCAACGACCCCGACACTAAGACCACCATTGCCAACGACCACATTAACAGTGCCAAGTATGAGTTTGCCGATCTGGAGCATTCCCGGACTCAGGAAGAAGTAGTCGAAAAGGAGGTTGACCCGGAGGCTGAGAGCGTCGAGTGGATGAAGGAGCTGGAGGTTGATACTCGGGGAGCGTACCTCTCATCGGATGCCAACCTCAATCTCATATTTGCAAACGACCCACGATTCAAAAGACTGTTCAGACAGAACGACTTTGACGGGAAGAGGTACGTCTTCGGGAATCTCCCGTGGCGTCGGGTTGTTAAGCCGGAGCCGGTCAAGAACGTAGACTACTCCGGGGTCAGGAACTATCTGGGTTGCGTATATGGCATAACGTCCTCGCTAAAGATCGACGATGCCATGGCTCTGGAATTTGAACGCAACCACTTCCACCCGATTCTGGACTACCTCAATGTCCTCAAATGGGACGGGATCCAACGGGTAGACAAACTCCTGATTGACTACATGGGGGCTGACGACAATATCTACTCTCGCGAAGCCATCCGCAAGATGCTGGTTGGAGCAGTTGCCAGAGTTATGAATCCGGGGGTCAAATTCGACCTTGTGCTTATGCTCGTAGGACCTCAAGGATCCGGCAAAAGTACGTTCATCAAAAAATTGGGAAAATCCTGGTTTAGCGATACATTCCTTACAGTCCAAGGAAAAGAGGCTCTCGAGCAGATCCAGGGGGCATGGCTTATTGAAATAGCTGAGCTCTCCGGTCTCCGCAAAGCGGAGGTTGAGTCAGTGAAGCATTTCATATCTAAGTCCGAAGACTCATTCCGACCAGCGTATGCCAGAACTTCTGAGATATACCCCCGGCAATGCGTCTTTTTCGGCACCACCAACGACAGCGAATTCCTGAGAGACCCCACTGGCAACAGACGCTTCATGCCAGTGGACGTGGTCCCCAACAATGCCAAAAAAGACGTGTTCATGGAACTGGACGACGAGGTAGACCAAATATGGGCTGAGGCAGTTGTCCTGTACAAATCCAAGGAAAAACTCTATTTGAGCCATGAAGCAGAAAAAATAGCCAAAAATGAGCAAAGCTCGCACAGCGAGTCGGATGAACGGAAAGGCATCATTGAGACGTACTTGGAACGCCAACTCCCGGACAACTGGGGCTCAATGGACCTCTACCAGAGGAGAGACTTCCTGGTCGATGAGTTAAACCCCAAAGGGACCACCCCCCGAGACTACGTGTGTGTTGCTGAGATATGGTGTGAATGTCTTGGGCGGAACAGAGAGGACATGGACCGGTATAAGACTCGAGAAATCAATGACTTGTTAAAGAGCATGCCCGAATGGGAGCCATGCAAGTCTACTAAAAATTTCCCCATTTATGGAAAGCAAAAATACTACGTGCGAAAACTCGATTGAGAAACGACTCGTCACTGAGGTGGAGAGAGTTGGTGGCTGGTGTTTGAAACTCCCCGCAATTCACAATGCTGGCCTCCCCGACCGGCTCTGTCTGTTCCCAGGTGGCGAAGTCGTTTTCGTTGAGTTGAAAGCATTCGGCAAAAAGCCCAGAAAAATACAGACATTAATGCACCAGAAACTGAAAGCAATGGGCTTTCGAGTCGAGGTGATAGACACGACCATGGGTTGTAAAATGTTAGCATTGGAATATGACAGAAAATGATCTCCATCAATACCAGCTACAAGCTGTTGACCACATAATAAGCCACACGCACTGTGCTCTGTTCCTGGACATGGGATTGGGTAAAACAGTGTCTACTTTGACAGCCATCAACGAGCTCATGTTTAAAGAGGTCGAGGTCCGACGAGTATTAGTCATAGCTCCCAAAAGAGTAGCCGAATCAGTCTGGACACAGGAGGTCGAGAAATGGGACCATTTGAAGCACATTAAAGTGTCTCGCATCGTCGGAACAGAACGTCAACGTCGTGAGGCTCTCGCCAAGAAGGCAGACGTATACACCATCGGTAGAGACAACGTGGCTTGGCTATGCGGGCTCTACGGGGGATCTTGCTTACCATTCGACATGGTGGTCATCGACGAGCTCAGCAGTTTCAAGAACCCCAAGTCAATCCGATTCAAAGCTCTTAAGCACATTCAGGCTTCGCTCTCCCGAGTAGTAGGTTTGACTGGTACCCCGGCACCCAACGGTCTTATGGACCTTTGGGCCCAAATGTACCTCCTGGACCGGGGAGAGCGCTTGGGCAAGTACATATCCCACTATCGGGACAACTACTTTAAGCCTGGCCGTCGAAATGGACACATTGTGTATTCGTACGACATATCAAAAGAGAATCAGGAGCGGGTATATTCTAAGATCGGGGACATCTGCATGAGCATGAAAGCTAAGGACTACCTCGATCTCCCAGAGCGCATCGACAACATAGTCGAGGTCCAGATGCCCCCGGAAATCCAAAAAGCCTATGACTCCTTCGAGGAGGAACAAGTTCTCAGCATGATTGATCAGCTCGGGGACGCCGTAGAGATACCAGCTGTCAATGCAGCAGCTTTGTCCACTAAGCTCCTCCAGTTTGCCAATGGAGCAGTGTACGATGAACAGAGAGTGGCTCACGAGGTGCACACGTTGAAGATCGAAGCCACGAAGGAACTCATTGAGGACGCCGGGGGACAGTCGGTCCTCATAGGTTGGACCTTCCAGCATGATAGGGACCGACTCATGAAGGCTCTCGCCAAGTATAAGCCCCGGGAACTCAAAACGGAGAAGGACATCATTGACTGGAATGCCGGCAGAATCCAGGTTCTTTTGATGCACCCGGCTTCCGGGGGTCATGGGCTCAACCTCCAAGCCGGAGGACACCGCATCATCTGGTTTGGGCAGACCTATTCTCTTGAGCTGGAGCAGCAGTTCAATGCTCGACTTGACCGACAAGGACAGAAAGAGGTCGTGATAGTCAATAAACTGGTATGCTCGAAGACAGTGGACCAGGACGTCATAAGAGCCCAGAAAGCGAAGACCCGGGGACAGGATGCTCTCATGGAAGCTGTAAAAGCGAGGGTAGAAAAATATCTGAAAAAATATCGCAAAACCTCGTAGTATTTGTGATACAAACAAAACGATATTACTACGAAAACCCCCCCCAACATATTGGACATATTTACAGTCGAATTGGATTGAAATAATTTCAATTTTCCTGATGAAAAATTTTTTTAGTTGGGTAGTTTTTCTTACTTTTACACTACACTTAACAACTAGACACTATGGAAAAATTCATTAAATTCCTGGAAGACAACAACGCACGGGAAAACTTCGAAAGAGCATTTAAAAACAACCACAGAGACGTAAAAGGGTACAAAAATCTATACAAAAAAGACAGTAGTGTAGCATTAACAGGAGCATTCGATTGGGCATGTACGAGAGAGGGAGTCTATTACTGGAGTATGCTAAGCGATAAATGGATGCAGGAAAACCCACCACTTAAACAACAACTATCGAGCGATGACTAACAGGGAAAAAGCAATCAAAGAGATCAGGCAGGTGTGGCTGGACGCGGCCCTTCGAAAAGAGGAATTAGTTACAGTCGAATTGGATTGAAATAATTTCAATTTTTCTGGTGAAAATTTTTTTTAATTGGACATTTTTTCTTACTTTTACACTACACTTAACAACTAAACACTATGGAAAAGTTTATCGAAAAGTACAAGAGCTACAGCACGAAGGTTCTCCAGAAGCTGGCAAAGGTCAAGACGGGCGATGAGCTCGACGTCATCAGCTCTATCCTCGCATCGAGGGGAGCATCCCAGGAGCATCCGGCAGAGGAGGGCGCTGTCTACAACGCTACCGAAACGGAAGAGTACAAAGCCGAGAACGGCATCAAGGAGAACGACGAAGTCGCAGAGGAGAACGGCATCAAGGAGAACGACGAAGTCGCAGAGGAGAAGCCGAAAAAGGCTCGCAAGACCAAGACCCCGAAGGAGCCCAAGGAACCCCGCCCGCTGAAAAAGGAGGTATCGTCCGAGGAGGCAAAGGCTAACCTCGAGAATGCCAAAACCAACATTGGTCGCTTCTGCAAGTTCATCTGCACGAAGACCAAGGAGCAGACCGACGGCATCATCATCGGAGTTCGTCTCGATCCCCGCAACAACTTCATCCAGTACCGAATCAAGACCAACGACGGTCACGTCTGGGGCAAGGGCATCGACTCGAAGGATCTGGAGATTGGCGGGATGGCACCGGTTCCCGAAGAGACCGAGAAGCCGAAGCGCGGCCGGAAGAAGGCAGCTCCCGAAGCAGCTCCCGAAGCAGAACAGAACGAGCCGGGGAACGCACCGGCTGAGGAGTAAGTCAGAACTCCTCGCCAAGTGGAGCCGTCACTCCACTTGGCACCCCGGAGTGGTACAGGAGGGTTCGAGTCCCTCCCCGGGGTCTAACCTATATACTAAAAATCATGAGTAACATACTTAAACACGCTGACCAAATCATCAATGAGCGGGCAGAGGAAAAGGAGAGACAATACGGACCGTTCATGGAATGCAACCAGAAGGCCGCAGAGATCGCCTCGGTCATTACCGGTAAGCCTCTGACCGCTCTTGACGTGTCTTGGGTCCAAGTGGCAGTGAAAATGGCACGTGAATCCAATGCACACAAGGAGGACAACCTCCTTGACATGGTAGCTACAATCGGGGCCATCAACAACGAACTCGAGGACCCCAAGCCGTTAAAAGCCCCGGGGGTGGTACCTACGTACTTCTCAACCATTTCGGAGGCTGTGGACTTCATCCGGATCAGTCCCATCGAGGTGCATGAGATCAAACATGTTCTCACCGAAGAGGGACGCAGAATAGCTGTATATTACTCTCCCAAAGAAGATCCGGAACAGTACAATCCATTCTCAAACATCAAGCCATGAATACACAAGACTTTAAGCCATTCATTAAGAGCTGGGAAGAGATTTATGCCCTCCAGGGGGAGCTCCAGCTCATGTACAGGCCATACTTCAAGGAGCGCATCGCGAACTTTGACATCAACACTTTGGAGGATCAAGAACTATTCAAAAAACTCTGTTGGCAGATTGTCGAGGAACTCGCTGAGGCAAAGGAGGCTATCGAGGAGGAACTCGATGACGAGCACTTTGACGAGGAGCTGATCGACGCATTCAACTTCATGCTGGAGCTTTACCAGCTTTATGGCATGACTCCTTCTTTCGACTGGACGCTGCCTAAATGGGCACAGGATTCTGAAGACAAAGATTTTGCGGGAGATCTGCTTACCTTAATCGGAAACATCGGCATGACAGCAAACTGTCTCAAGAACCGGGAGTGGCGTCAGTCTCAGTACCTGGTAGACCTCGTGGTTTTCGAGAACCGGCTCAAGTCGATATGGACTAATTTTATCGTAGTGTTGGAGCATGCAGGTCTCTCCGAGACTCAAGTCAAAGAGCTCTGGTCGTTGAAGTATCAAGTAAATCTGTTTCGCATTAAATCCAAATACTGATATGGGTAGAATATTTAAAGACTGTTTCGAAATGGTCCGGGAGATGGATCGGGAGCTCAAGGTTTCCGGCATCACGGTCCCGGTCAACCATTACCAAAACCAGGAACTCAGCGGGGACGACCGGCTCACCAAGGAACTCATCGGAGTGAGCTTTGTCATCTCAAAGCCGTATCTCGGCAAACGCGAGATGCTCAACTTCATGTTCAAGGATGAGGCCGAGCTCATCGAGGAGTACTGCCGAGCAGAGCTCTCCGACCGGCTTGACCGAGACGGAGTCAACCCCGGTAAAAGCTGGAAAATCCGGAGGGACTTGTGGCAGAAGCTGGTGAGCAAGACCCGACAGGAGGGTCGCTTCGACTACACCTATTCAGAGCGTCTGCACATTTTTCACAAGGGACCCGAAATACACCAGTTGGACAATGTCATCATGACTCTCCGGGACGACCCGCACTCCAGACGAGCAATGGTCATGATCTTCGAGCCGGAGGACACCCGGGCAACAGCCGGGGCTTTGACCCGAGTACCTTGCTCCGTCAGCTACCAGTTCCTCATCCGAAACAATCGGCTCCACGTGATATATTACATTCGGAGCAATGACTTCTTCAAGCACTTCGCAATTGACATATGGTTGACGGAGGCCATGATGGACTACGTGTTCAACATCCTCGCAGCCACCTATCCCTCTCTCAAGAAGGGATCTCTGCATTACTTCGCTGGGTCCCTTCATGCATACAACGAAGACCTCTCCAAATGGGTAATATATTAAGCTATGACTATAGACGAAGCAAAAGCTAAAGCTCATCAGCAATATGACGATTGCATGTTCTGTCCGGGATGCTCGAAGCTCCTGACTGGGCTCCACATGGGGAGCCAGTGCTACACCAACTGGATTGAGAAAAAGGCACAACAGATCCTCGAAAATTCGAAGAAGAGACATGGCAGGAGGAAGTGAGGAGCCCATCATCATCGGGCTGGCAATAGCAGTAGTAATTGGAATAGGGATCGTTTGTCTCATGGACGCTCTCAAAAACAAACTCAAGTGATATGTGCGGAATAAGTATAACAAGAAGGGCTAACGCCATTGACAAGATCAAGCACCGGGGCATTGAGTCTAACCAGATCGCAGAAGGGGGATGGTTCCTTGGTCATGTTCGTTTGCCAATTCAGACTGAGCCAGGCGATGCCCTGACTCAGCCCATAAAACTGGCAGGAGACAACGGATGGCTCCTTTACGTCGGGGAGATCTACAACTATCCTACGAGGTATTCCAGTGACGTTGAGTACCTCCGGGATTTGTTTGGGGCCAACTGCTTGGAGGACATTCTCCTCGAAGCCAACAACTGGGATGGCATGTGGGCAATATGCTGGTACCGGAAGGGTCAAATTATTGCTTTCACCGACCCTCTCGGAAAGAAGCAACTCTACTACAACCAATACGGGGGGATCTGCTCAGAGATAACTCCATTGGTGTCGGACTTCCGATACTTCGACCGGTACTATCAGTCGGAAGTGTTCAAATGGGGATACAACTGGGATGACAGAACTCCATGGAACAACGTCAAGCGTATTATGCCGAATACTGTCTATTCCTTCGATGACATGAAGGTGAAGCCCACCATTATCCGGAGGGACTACTACAGATGGGAGATAGGGGAACGGAGTCATTTCGCAAAATCCGAGTTCGCCGAAGTCCTCCGGGGCTTGGTCGAGAGGTCCGTAAAACGCCGGGCAATGTACTCTAAAGTCCCGGTCGGAGCTTTGGTTTCTGGAGGACTGGATTCATCCATAGTTGCCTCTATTCTTCATCGAATGGGCCTGGGGGTTAATATCTATATGGTGGAGAATAATGAATCAAAATTTGGCATGCTATTGTCCGAATTTTTAGGGGTTTCTATCACCTCTCTTGGCCCTATCCCCGATGATGATTGCCTGGAGAGATGCCTCCGCTACAACGAGACCCCCATCGACTTGGGCTCTATGATCCCCCAGTTCCGACTCATGGAGAAGGTCCGGGAGAAGGTCATTCTGACCGGGGATGGAGCTGACGAACTATTCGGGGGCTATCGCCGAGTTGATGACTATGACTCCCAGCTCTCAGACGTGTTCCAAGAGCTTCCGTTCTACCACATGCCTCGGCTTGACCGGGCTTCCATGCGGAGCACAGTTGAACTCCGGTCACCATTCCTGGGACATGACGTTGTCAGGTTCGCTCTCCGTTTGCCCCGGGAGTACAGAACCCATAAGCGCATTCTCAAAGATGCTTTCAGCGACGTTCTGCCTCAGGAGATTCTCGACCGACCCAAAGAGCCTCTCAAGTGTCAGAGCATCCGACAGGATCCGATGGCGTACCGCAAGAAGTGTCACGAAATATTCTACAACTTATGGCAATAGCTATCGGATATTACAGGGTATGGTTTAAAGAAGATGACTCCAACACGGAGGCTCAGTGGTTCAAAATGACGCTCCGTAAGGGGTCTGTTAGACCTTCCATCCGTTCTATAAATCGGGAAGAGGCTCTGTGGTGGATCAAGTCCCGAAAAATGAAAGACGTCACCCCCGGAAATCCCGCGGGCAAGATATTTGAATCGGATGGTCAACCGTTTAAGAAGGCATTCCAGGAGCTGTCTCCTCACACACGTTACAATTTTATCGAAGGGGCAGCTCTCTCATCAGGTACAACACACCGAGCTCGTCTCGAAAAATATTTTAAAAAATGAAGATCGTAAAAGTAAGAAATGTCAAGACCCCGACCAGAGGAACGGGTCTGTCCGCCGGGCTGGACTTCTACGTCCCGGAAGACTTTGAAGCCAAACAGATCTGGCCGGGCGAAAGCATCAACATTCCGTCGGGTATTCGAGCTCGAATACCCAGAGGGTGTGCCCTCATCATGTTCAACAAGAGCGGTATTGCCACCAAGCACCAGCTACAGGTTGGAGCCTGCGTTGTTGACGAAGACTATCAAGGAGAAATCCATCTGCACGTCATGAACGTAGGCAAGGATCCCGTCATCCTCAAGCCGGGGATGAAGCTGGTTCAAGGTTTGGTGATGCCTGTTGTCTATGTTGGGGTAGAAGTTCTCGAGTCGGAGGCCGAGCTTTTCCCGCAATCGACTGAGAGAGGAGTGGGGGGCTTTGGGTCCACGGGGGAATAGGACCCCCGGCCCCAAAAGTTGATGGTTTTATTGTTTCTTTGTTTACAATTTTCCCCATGGCCCCGGACCCAAAAGTTGGTCAAACCATTGTTTCATTGTTTACAAATCAGGGGGACTCCCGGCCCCAAAAGTTGATAAAACCATTGTTCCATTGTTTATTGGCAAAAATCTCGACAGCCCCTCCCCTAAAATCCGGGGGACCCCTATTGTTTATTGTTTATTGTTCCAATGGAAAGAATCCCAAATCATTGATAATCAATCACTTAAATTAAAACAGCAGTAAACAATGAGAAACAATAATAAACAATCATTGTTTCTCGATAATCGATTGAATATCAATGATTTAGGCCCTTGTAAACAATGTAAACAATAATTTAGGAGGAAAACCTGAATAGGGAATATGAGGAAAATTATGACCAATTTAGGAAATGAAAAATCACAAAATAGAGTGCACAGAAACATTGTTTACATTGTTTCTCGGGAGGAGAATTGGGGACCTAATCAATTGAATATCAATCACTTAGGTGAGAAACAATAAGAAATTTTATTGTTTACTACTGGTCAAATATTGTTTATTATGGAAAAAACTGAGAAATTGGGGCTACCCCCAACTGGGAAACTTGGAGTGGTCCGCCGATGGCTGGGGATCTACTCAAAAGAGGAGCGGGAGGTCCTGGACTACGCCCGCAAATTGAAAAAGACAACCATGCAAATAGCACGGGGTCAGCTGACTCTGTTTTCCCGTCCGGAATGGATGCGGCACGAGGACTGGGTTGAGGTCCGCAAACTACAAAACAAATTAGAAAGGAGGCGAAGAAAATGATTGCAATTTACCTGTTGGCCATCATCGGCCTGTTCGCGATTTTCGGCGGGATCCGCCAATGGTGGATCAGTCCCAAACGGAAATTGAGCCGATCCATCAAGCAGATGGAGAGAGCGGAGAGACGGATTCAAAAGTTCAAAAAGAAGTAGAGTCAGTAGAACTGACAGAGTCAGTAGAACTGACAGAGTCAGTAGAACTGGTGCCAAATTGGGCCTTCTCTCGACCCACAAATACTGGACGGCACTCGCGCATACGGAATTAAAAATTTTTTAAAAATGAAAGCAAAACACTTTAAGCAGCTCGGGAAGAACTGGGCTTTGTACTCGGAGGTCAATACCAAGTACTGTAATTGGACTCCCTCCATCGCCACGGTCCACGAAGGCATGATTTGGCCGAATGGCATTTCGGTCAAGTTCCTGTGGTTCGGCGTGACCCTCATTCGCGTAAGCGAATAAATTAAAGATCCCCGGGGCCAAACGCTCTGGGGATTGTTGTGCAGAAATAAATTTTTAATTTGTATAAGGTTTGATTATATTTGAGGCATGGCACGAAGTACATATAAAATGAGTCCGCTCGCCTATATGGAGGAGGGACAGAAAAGGCGAGACGCCGGGGAATTTGTAAAGCCCACCGATGCGGAGGAGCTTTATTTTGCATTCATCGAGTACTGCAAATTCATGCAGGATAACTATTTCTCCCAGTCTCACAAGAATAAGAATGGCGAAGACTGCAGCGTCTACATTTCCCGCCCGATGACCATCGAATCATTTAGGCTATTCGCTGGCATCAATCCTGTTGAGTACGAGGAGCTCACGGGAGACCCGGTAGCAGCTGCAATTGGGGGCACCATCGAGGACGCCATCAATTCCCAGCAAATTGAGGGAGCACTGGTTGGTAAGTACGCTGCCAGCCTTATCCAGGTACTTCAAGGACGCAAGACCAATGTCAACCTGACGGGAGGCATTACTCTCGAACAGATAACAGGAATGGAGGTAAAATAAAATGGGACGCCGGCTTCAATTTGACACCAAAGGCAACGAGAAGCAGAAGGAAGTGGCTCGGTTATGGCTTGATGACTCGGTCACTGACATTCTGTATGCTGGCACGAAAGGTGCTGGCAAATCCTACCTCGGGTGTTCCTTGATAGCCGGCGATGCCCTCACCTATCCGGAGACCTTTTATTTTATTGCGCGTAAGACGGCCGCTGACCTGGTCCGATACACCATCCCCTCCCTCTACGAGGTATTCACACACTGGGGGATCACGGAGGACTACTACCACTTCAATGGTCAATACAACTTCTTCGAGTTGTACAACAAAAGCCGCATATACCTCATCGATGCCAAGTACAACCCCAGCGATCCCATGTATGAGAGATTCGGATCCATGCAGATGACTCGGGGATGGATCGAAGAGGGGGGCGAGTTTATCCGCGAGGCGAAGACCAACCTCCAGGCTTCCATCGGTCGATGGAAGAATGACGTCTACAAGCTGGCTCCCAAACTCCTCATCACCTGCAACCCGTCCAATAATTTCCTCTACACGGACTATTACAAGCCATGGAAGGAGAACAAGCTGCCTCCTTGGCGTCGGTTCGTCAAAGCTCTGCCCCAGGACAACAAGACTCTCCCAGACACGTATATCGAAGGGCTTCTCCGTAACCTGACCCAGTCGCAGATCGAGCGACTGGTCTTTGGCAACTGGGAGTATGACGATGACCCGAATTGGCTGGTCGACTATGATGCAGTGTGCGACATGTTCAGCAATGAGTTCGTACTCCCGACGGGCAATCGGTTCATTAGCACTGACCTTGCCGGAAAAGGACGAGACAGTTGGGTGGTTGGAACCTGGGACGGCATGGTCTGTCGGGTCCCCATCGCCAAATGCTTCTCGGAAGGCAAGGAGATGGAGGAGAAGATCGCCAAATTGGCCACCGGTCTGAAAGTCCCCCGGTCCAGCATCGTCTCTGACGCTGACGGACTTGGGTTCTACCTGGAGAGCTACCTGAAAGGCATCCGGGAGTTTCACGGAGGACAGTCAGCTATTGACTCCAAGACGTACAACAACATCAAGTCGGAGTGCGCATTCAAGCTGGCGGAGCTCATCAACAAGCGCCAGATCCACATCATCTGCTCTCCCGAAGTTCAGGAGAAAATCAAGCAGGAAATGTCGGTCCTCAAGTCCAAGAACACGAACTCCGCTGAGCAGAAGCGAGAGCTCATCTCTAAGGACACCATGAAACAGCTCCTTGGCAGATCCCCGGACTTCTTGGACATGCTCATCATGCGAATGATATTTGAGATAAAGCCGAAGGCGACTGGCATGAAGTCCGCCAAAATCATAATCCCAGCGAAGCGATGACCTTACCCATCATAGACCATCTCCGAGTAATGCTTCAGGATCTTGCTCCTGGAGCAGTGTTTGAGTGCGACCAGGCTCGGATGCTGAATGTCAAAGTGGACACAATGCCTCGATTTGAGACCGGGCTCAACGGAGAGGTCATCAAGGACCCAAAGGGGAATCCGGTCAGCACTACGTTCATCTACATCGAGGAACCGACTCAGGGGTACTATGACATCCCGTACAGAGGCCACCAGAGACAGCGATTGCCTTTGATGATTTATTTCTGTAAGTTCGAGCCAATGGGCAATGACGCCTACAAAGGTGACACCCCGTTCAGTGCTGAGTCCAAGACGACATCGAGGCTCATCCTGAGAGACGAGCTGGAGAGAACGATCGTAAGGCCCTTCCTCCTTCGGTTGAAGACCTCTCAGCTTGGGATGCTTTACCCGGAGATGATGAACACGGTACGAATAGTCTACCCATCTGCCAGGTTTGATGCTAACGAGGTCAGCGTGGGCATTGAGTTGACTATATATTCCGACTGGTGTATTTGGGCTGGGGGACCCAGCATGGATCTCATAGGCGAGAGATTAATAGACTTGCCTGTTGGTACTGATCTGTCCGGCAGAATGATCCGATGCGTGACCCCCGAGCCTTTATTCTCAGCTGCCCCCGACGTTCCGGGTTATACCCCTTGGCGTCTTCACAGCACGGAGAGATTTATTATAGCTGTCGGGAGTACGGGGGGAGCTAACGGTTACACATTCTTACAAATAAACGTTGGGAATTCAAGATCAAATCCGTTCGAGGTATCTTACACGACCCTAAGGTCTATCCAGGGGGACAGGACCTTGTGGTATAATCCAGTTTGTACAGTCAAGGCCCGCAAAGGAACGACGGTCCTTACCCCGGCTCCCGAGATATTTAAGCAATATCCATTTAACACGCTCACAATAGTAGGATGATACAGCGAATCGACATAAAAGGCGGTCAGATGACGTTCGGCCAACGCATAGAGCTTGGCCGGATCATCACTGAAAAGGAGCTGACCGACATCGACAAGATGAAGGAAGGAATGCAATGTCTTGGGGTCAAATGGAGTCTGAGAAACACCTCAGAAATTGTCGAGTACTGGTATGAGGTTCTCATGGGCATTAAATACTGGATCGAGCGAGAACAGACTGAGCTCAAGTACGAGCCCAGTGCTGAGGAGAAGGCGGCCGGCATTGCCCAATTCTCCATGGCGGTTGGCGAGATGGCTACCATCACTGCACTGGCCAAGGACTACTCGAAAGACCCGGATGAGATTCTGGAGTGGAAATACGGAAAGGTATACAACCTCCTTTTCACCAACTTGCAGAGTCACCTCTTCCGGGAGCGACTGAACAAGGAACTGGAGCGTAAGGCTCAGCAGAAAGCCAATGCTCGCAAACCCCGAAACAAATGGCGGTAGGACTGGAACAGATATTGGCTGAGGGTCTCACCCAGATGAGGGACGAGATCATCCGGGCATCACAGGACGCCGGGCAGGAAGCTTCGGGCAGAACCTATGCTCAGATAACGGTCCAGACGGGACGGGAAGGTGAAACAGTTTGGGGAACAATCGAAGCTCCGAACTACTTCTACACTCTCATCAGGGGACGAGGTCCTGGAAAGATCCCCGCCAATTTGGGACAGATCATCATGGAGTGGGCAAAGCTCAAAGGCATCACATTCTCGGACCCAAAGGATCTGATCCGATTCGGAAATGCCACTGCATGGAAGATAAAGCGAGAGGGCTCAGAGCTTTACCGCAATCACATTTACGTTGACTTGGTAGACACTCCTGCGGACAACTTCGAGGAGTACCTGTCTCAGCATTTGGACAAGATGATGGAGGTCCTCATCGAGGGGTCATTCGCTCCCGACAACAATATGGACCACGGATATATAATATAACGCGATATGGCAATCACAAATCAACCGGCTGACGACTCCCTATTCTCAGCATATTCGCAAATACCAGTTGAGACCGACAACCTAACACCCGGGCTTGAGATCAAGACTCAGAACCCCGATAAGGCCGACATGATCTCGCTTAACATCATTGACAACGAGCGATCCGAGGTGCTTGACAACAGTGACGGCGGCGGTGAAGTATGGTTCAGAGAGTTCGTAATACCCCGGATGATGGAACCTGGGGAATGGTATGCTTTTCGGGTTGGCTCTGTCACAGCGAACGTGGAAACTCCCCTGACGGTCGCACTATACCAAGGAGACGCAGAAGGCCATGGGGTGGTCTTGGTTGTTGCGACCGACCTAACGATTGGCTCTCCCACGACATGGCTTGTCCAAGTCCCGCGCACCGAAAGCGTTACATACTCCACCACGGTACTGAGAATATATGCTGGGCAGGCAGGATCAACATCTGGTGTGAAGGTAACACTGAACAACATGTCTTTGGCCTACGGGAAGAACTTTATCGGCTATAGCCCCAGCTCAGTGAAAGCAGCAAACTCACTAACTGAAAGCATCGACATCTACAGAGACTCGGGATTCGGGACGAAGAAGAAATACGATCTCAGCTTTTTAGCTAAAGCTGGGTTCCGGGATCGTCCCAGAACATTCCCGTACACTAACACAACAATCTACTTTGGCATTGACTACAACCTCATATCGGCATACGCCTACAGAGGCATTGGCGAACAGGATTTCAATGTCCGGTATGCCTCCCGGGGAGTACGACCCCGAGGACACAACGTCAACTTCTCCAGGTCAAACATAGGACTGGCATTGACTGACAGAACTCCTGACAACAACAGGGATCTGTACGTAAAAAAATACTGTGGGTACCCATACTTCGTCACCCTGTTCCCGAAAGGGGTTTCGGGAATTAGTCCCGCTACCTCGGTCGACGTTCGTGTTAAGACAACTGGGGTCGAGGAAGAAGATCAATTTGACATTTCCAGCCGACTCAACATCCCGCTTGTGTACGAATTTGAGGACGAAAATGCTGACGGAGCTGACTACATAAAACTCAGACTTTCCGGTGGAGTATTTCCTAATGAAGCACGGAATATCATATTTGTCGACACGGAGGTACCTTGCAACCCATTCTATGTTCGCTGGATAAACCGAAAAGGCGGATGGGAAACGTATATGTTCGAGCAACACAAGAAGTATACGCAGGAGGTTGACAGGGGAGACCAATACGTATTAGCGAATTCCGGAGACCCATATGCCACACAGACGAGAGGCGAGTTATCTCCGGAGGTTAAGAACATAGTCCAAGCTGGAGCAGAACAGCTTGATGAGAACGACTTCAACTTGCTCAAAGGGATTGCTCTCTCGCCTTTGGTCCAGGTTTACAACTATACGATCCAGAGATGGCAACGGGTTCTCGTAGATGACACGGACCTAACTTGGGACACTAAGGCCCCACGGAACACTGTTAGCTACGAGTTCCAGCTTATTGACGAACAAACTCAGTGGTAATATGAACTACGAACTACTCATGAAAGGCATTGACGGCGAGGTCTGGTCACTGGACCTCCCGCTGGATGCTCCTGCGATGAATTACCAGATCAACAATCTGGCGGAGCTGAAAGACCGTAATGCCTCGTACTCCCAGCGGATCAGTCTGCCCAGGACGACCCATAACGAGCAAGCATTCCAATTCAGTTTTGTAGTTGGCTCAGGTTCACATGTGCCATACATGAAGTTTCCTTGCCAACTATTCTATGAGGGAGCACTCATATCCCCGGCTGGAGCAGTATTGAACATCGTAGACGTATCAGATACATCGATCGGGGTCCAGATCCTCGGGGCAACCGCTGACCTGTTCGACACACTAAACAAAACTGACGCGAAGGACCCCGGGGATGGTATGTTCCTCCTCAAGTGGTACACGGACACAATGGGACAGACTGAGCGATACCTCTCCGGCCCCGAAGGGGTTAAAGTCCTGTACTTTTGGCTGTATGCAACTCTACAGAAGAATCCGAACGTGCCCCCGGTCTCGATGGAGGCAATCCGGCAAGTCCGGGAATTGGACAAGTTCTACCCTCATCTCAACTGGTACGATCTCGTAACGTGGATCTTCGCCCAAGCAGGTTACAGTCTTGAGACAGACGTGGACCCCGTCGACCGAGCCGAAATGTTTTTGCCTTGCACTTACCCCGTTTTGGCAGACAATCCCAAGGCCCCGAAAGCATCCGGAACTGGCTGGATACAAGACCCCCCGATTGGCTCTACGGTCGGTGTGATATGGCAAGGCTACCCCGGGGTAACTCTCGGGGACCCGGTCGCCGGACGTTTGATTATGGGCACCGTACCCGGAACATTCAACTGGATGACTCTATGGGATACTACAATCACGTTTAGTTTCGCATGGTCCAATCCTTCTTCCCTCCAAAATGGTTCGGTGATAGTCAAAGTTACCCACTACAAGAACGACGGAACCAGTGCTGTAGTGTTGGACAGAACTTGGATGTCGGGATCTTCCGGCAGCGTTTCGGTCGACATCCCGATGGAGGCAGGAGAGCACATACTGGTGTCCGGGGCTCTCGACACAGGCAATTACTCTCCCACTCGGTATAACATGAGATTTCCGGTCAGCATTACTGCTCCTCCCGCGCCGGAAACTTCCCCGGGGGATAAGCCCCAGCCCGGGCTAACCTATGACCTCCTGGCCTCGACTGGATTTAAGAGCTTGGGAGACATAGTCAAAGCTTTCTTCCAGTTGTTCGGACTGACTATAGACGTGAATCCCGCTACCAAAGTAGCAAGAGCATACTCGGTTCAGGAGTTCTACAACAGACGAAGCTCGTCCGGGAAAAATTGGTCTGACAAGCTGGTAAAAGGCAAGGACACTAAACTTACGTTCCAGTTGTCCAACTATGCCCAGTCCAACGAGATAAAGCTGGAGGATAACAAGGACAACAATGTTACTGACTCGTACAAGTTCAGCATCCCGGACGTCAACCTCCAGCCCACCAAACTTCTGTTCCAAATTGGGTTCTTGGCAGGGCTCAACCAAGACCTCTATGATGCGGACACTACAAACAAGGTTCATACACTTGCTAACTACCCGATTTGGACTATCAACAGAGGGCGGATGGAGAACGGGGAAATGACTGAAACGACTTGGGAGTATAATGCTATCAGTAAACCGATGGTAGTCCACGTCAATAAGTCTGACTATATGTGGCCACAGGTAAGCGTCGGCTATAGCCTTACCCGAGTCCGACTATATACGGCGTATTTCAAAAATTTGAATTACTACGTTCCGAAGTACTACGACAAGCTCATCAACAATATACTCAAAAGACCAAAGATCCTACAGACCCAAATTCTTTTGGACTCGCTCGACATTCAAAGTCTGGACTTGTTCAACCCGATATGGCTGGAAGAGCCTGGGTTCTGGTTCTACGTTTCGAAAATAAACAACTTCCAAGCTGGAAAGATAACCAAAGTAGACCTAATACGAATGTGATATGGCCGAAGAACAGAAAAATACAATTTACAACGTCCGTGTAACAGCTGAGGATGCCCTCAAGACGTTAGCCGAATTGAAACTCCGGTCCCAGGAGCTGAGGGATCAGCAGAAGGCTCTGGGCAAAGTGACTGAGGAGAATGCTCAAGAGTACTACGCACTTGACAACCAGATCAAGGCAATCAACACAGAAGCGAATAAGTACCAGAAACAAATCCAGAACAACATTAAGCTCCAGAACCAACAGGAGGCAAGTTTAGCAAAACTTAGAACCCAGCTGGCTTTGGACAATGCCGAGTTTGCAGAGCTGGGCAACTCAATGCAGGACGCGGCTCGTAAAGCCGAGCTCGGCAAGCGCATTGCAGAAACCACCGAGGAGCTCAAAGCTCAGGAGGAGGCACTCGGGGACTATCGCCGGTCAGTTGGTAACTACGAGAAGGCAACGGAGAACCTAAAGCAGGAACTCTCCGACCTTACCCAGACACTCATCCAGATGGCTCAGTCCGGGGATACGAGTTCTGAGACGTTCAAGGAGATGATTAAACGAGCCGGTGAACTGAAAGGAGCTGAGGACCTGGTCAATACAGCTATATCCAACGTTGGTAAAGGAACTGAAACCATACAGGCAGTTACCAGCGCCACGTCAGCTTTGACTTCCGTATGGGGCCTTTGGACCACAGCCACTCAGGTACTGGGGAGCGAGAACGAGGAGCTCAATGCTACCATGACGAAGATGATAACCATCATCACGGCTCTTTCCTCTTTGTCTTCTCTCCAAGCAGCTCTCTCCAAGACCGAAGCCACTTATCGAGCTGCATCCAACTTGGTTCAGCTGGTTGGCATCAACCAGACTCTCGCCGAGACGAAAGCGATAGCTGCTAAAAATGCCGTACAAGGAGCTGGCAACATCCTCACCAAAGCAGCAGCAGCTGCCACATGGCTTTGGAACGCGGCTTTGGCTGCCAATCCCGTTGTATTGGTGACAGCGGCAGTGGGCGGATTGGTGGCTGGAGTGGTTGCTCTTACGAACGCATTTAACAGTAATACGGAAGCTCAGGAGAGAGCAACACGGGCAATGGAGGCATACAATCGAGCTGCCGAAGCCTCCACGTATGTACTGGATCAGATCGAGACCAAGCGGAACACTCTGTCCAAAGCCGAGGAGATTCGGGGCAAGAGAGAAATAGAAAATCTCAAAGCCAATCATGCCACGTCGGAACAGATCGCCGAAGCTCAGCTTAAAACAGCCAACAAGCTCCGCGAGATTGAAATGAATGCAGCTCGTCAAAGACAGATGGCTGCAATGGATGAGTTCGACTCCTTGAAGAAGGTGATTGCAGCCAAGGAGGAAGAGCTCAACACGTGGTCAGGAAGCTTGGACAAATACAAGGAAGCCAAAAAGGAGCTCGATGACTTGAAAGGTCGATACCAAGAACTGTTCCGGACAATCGAGAATGAGGGAGCCGCAGTTGCTAACTTGGCTCTCGAGACTGCAATAGCCAACCGGGAGGCTCAGCAGTCCATCGCCGATAAGGCTCTGGAGGTTGCTTTGAAGAATTCGGAAGCCATGCAGAAAATCCGGGAAGACGATCTCAGGTTTCAAACAACATTCCAGTCTACGAGCATCGCCATACGGATGGAGTATGAGAAAAAGCTCTACAAGGCAGCTCAGGATGGAGCCCGGGAGCGTCTGGCTCTCCAGAAAGCTCACGGCAAAATTACTAATAAGGAGTATCAGACGGCTCTGAATGCTATGGCTCGGTCTGACAAGCAGTTCTACGAGAACCAAGCCAAACAGCTCAATGAATACCTTGCTGGTGTGAGAGCCAACATATTGGCTGTAGCTTCCGGAGGCACAGTCGACATGCAGATTGCCCAGGTGACTCAGAAGTACCAGGACGCCATGAAGGAGCTGGCCAACATTCAGTCTCCCCAGTTCGTGAGAGGTATGAGCGAGGAGGAATACCAGAAAGAGTATGCCGCTTATGAGCAGTTCCTGGTCAACAGAGCCGAACTCGAGAAACAGATCCAACAAAACCTCCAGGACGAAATCAAAAAGATCCGCGAGGACGCTACCAAACAGCAACTTGACCGGTTCAACCAAACTCTAAACGAACAGTATGCCGAAGATCTCTCAAAGGCAGCGGACAACGAGAGAAAGAAGCTGGAGCTCGAGAATGAGTTGCTCCAGAAACAAATCGAAGCCAGGAAAGCTGCCGGGGAGAAAACCTATGAGCAGGAGGCCCAGCTCCGAGCCAACAATCTTCGTCTCCAGCAAATGGACCTCGACAAGGAGCTCGCTCAAGCTGAGTTGAATCACAAGTCCAAGTATGAGATACGGAAAAGATACCTGGAGGCAGAGTTGGCAGCAGCTCAAGGAAACGAGGACGCCATTGCTCAGATCCAACTCGAGATGGCCGAGAATGAAGAGGCTTTATGGGAGGAGCGAATTGAGAAGCTCAGGGAGTATGCTGAAATAGCATCCGGCTTTGCTAATGCTTTCAATGACTTGGCCAGTGCTCTCGGGGAGCGCCGGGCTCAGGAGGTAGAAGAACAGTACAGCCGGGAGGAACAGGCTTTGGCAAATATGTATGCTAATGGCCAAATCACAGAGGCCCAGTATAACGAGAAGAAAATCAAGATGGAGAAGCAGAAGGAGAAGGAGTTGGCCAAAATCGAACGGGAACAAGCTATCCGGGAGAGGGCAATGGGATCCTTCGAGATTGGCATCAATACTGCCATCTCCATCATGGCATCGGCTAAAATGGGATTCCCTTTGGCTATCCCCTTCATCGCAGCAGCTGCGGCTTTGGGAGCAGTTCAGATGGCAGCTCTTTGGGCAGCTCCTCTGCCGAAAGCCGCAAGAGGTAAATACATTGAGGGACCCAGTCATGCCGCTGGAGGAGTGCATATTGAGGCCGAAGGGGGAGAGACCATCATTAACAAGAAGTCGAGCCGTATGTTCCTTCCTCTCCTGTCTGCCATAAACGAACTCGGTGGCGGAGTACCGTTCACTAAAGTTGGGTCGGACGGGGGATATGCTATCCGATCATTCGCTGAGGCGTCGGAGCCCATGAATCGGCTTGACATGGAGAGGGCAATTCAAAAAGCATTTGGCCAGGTGAGAGTGATTGCTACAATCGAAGATATTCGGAGGGAAGATGCTAACTACGTGCAGATTCAGGACCGGGCTAATTTTTAAATAGTCCAGCACAAATAGTATTTCAATATCTATTAGGAATAATTATATTTGTATCGAAATAATTTGGCACATGATATTCATCAACTTAAAAGGCGCAATTGACTCTGAGGAGAATCGGGTCATGATGGAGCTTTGGGGCGGGACCTCAGAGATCTGCTCCGTGGAGACCTTCCGCCGGGTACTTGATGAACACCCCGACGAACAGGAGGTGTGCATCAACATTGACTGTGACGGGGGCTCTGTTGAGGAGGGCTTCAAGATTTATGACCTTCTTCGCATGAGTGGGAGGACTATATACACAAATATTGTCGGGGGATGCCACTCGATGGCAGTGTGCATCTTGTTGGCAGCTCCGGCAGAGAACCGGTCGGCAAACAGGAATTGCCGGGCACTCATCCACCGGGTATACATGCCTGTCGGGGATTGGCTCACTTCCGACGATGCTCGCAGCATTGCCGAGGAGCTTGCTCTGGAGGAGGAGGCTATTCTTGACGTGTATGTCGAGAGAACAGGGCAGGACCGGGAACGGCTCCGCAATGTCATGCATGAGGAACGCATCCATGATGCCAAATCACTTCTTGACTTGGGATTCATTTCCAAAATCAATTCATACAACACAAACCAAATTTTTAATGCTATGGCAAAAAACGAAAAAAGCGCTTATGAAAAATTCATGAGCAAAGTCAAGGCATTCCGGAATGGCAAGAAAGGCGCTCCCGCCAACTTCGACTATCTGGATGCTGAGGGTCAGGTCGTTCTCCAGACCGTAGGTGAAGAGGACAATCTGGCCGAAGGTGTAGAGGCAACTCTCGCCAACGGCGAGACGTCGGGCACTGTCGTCCTGGAGGACGGTCGGGTAGTCACCGTCGAGGACAACGTCGTTACCAAAATCGAGATGGGGGACACCGAGTCTCTCGAGGACCGCGTTGCAGCACTGGAGGCGATGCTCGACGAGGCAACGAACCTCATCGAGGAGCAGGAGAACGAACTCCGCAACCTCCGTGGTAGCAACTACCGCCCGAAGAACCGCAAGACGGTTCTGCCCGGAGGCAAGAAGCCCGAACCCTCGGCAGCTGACCTCAAGAACGAAGCTCGCGAAAAGCTCCAGAAGGTCAACGCTGCAAAAAAGATCCTCAAGTAGTCAAACTCAAAAGCTTTAAGAACTATGGCAGCTAAAAACGGCGGATTCCTCGACATGGATAAGTTCACTTTTTGTGGACGGGTCATTCAGGCAATCTCGGAGATGATTATGGAGGACACCATTCAGGGTCCGGACATCAACTCCATTCACACAGTCTTCCCCGACATCGTCACTAACACCGAGGTGGGTTACATCGGTGAGGGTGGCATGGTCGGCGTGGTCAACACCGGGTGTAACCCGACTCCTCAGCCGTGGAACATCAACACCCGGAAGCTGAAATGGGAGCCCGGTATCTGGGAGATCCTTCTGTCCCAGTGTTACACTGACCTCCAACAGTCGGCAACTATTTACTCTCTCCGCACCGGCGTTGACATCCCGGACTTCACGGACACGGACTACATGAACATTGTCATCGAGGTTCTGGAGCGCTCCATTATGGACTTCTGGTACCGCCTGTTCTGGTTCAACGACAAAGACGCCAAGAACGTTACCGACAGCGGTATCATTACGGATAAGCTCGACCTGAAATTCTTCACCATCATCAACGGTTTCTGGAAACAGATTACCACACAGGCTACAGCCAATCCGTCCCAGCGCGGAGCAACAATTACGGAAAATGCTGGGGCATCTTATGCAGCTCAGAAGCTTACTCCGGCCAAGGCAAAGGAGTATATCCAGTCGGTCGTGTTTAGTGCCCCGCTTCTGCTCCGTCAGCAGTCTGACAAGTTTATCCTCGTTACCCAGTCGGTCTACGATGCCTATCAGCAGTCTCTTATGGACGCTTGCTGCCTCGAGTCGGCTCGCTTGGCTCTGCTGAATGGCATGGAGGCTCTCAGCTTCAATGGCATCCCTGTCATCGCAATGCCCATCTGGGACAAGATCATCGCTACGGCGGAAGACACTGGCACGAAGCTCAACAACCCCCATCGAATCCTCTTCACCTCGAAGAGCGTGCTCGGCATAGGTGTTGATGCAATCGACAGCTTCGAGAAGATGCGGATCTGGTACGAGTACAAAGACCGCGTAGTCTACGTAGAACTCATGGGTCGGGCGGATGCCAAGCTCACTAACCCGGATCTGTTCTCGGTAGGTATCTAATCCTCAAAAATCTAAGAAAATGGCAGGACTTGATTGTTCTAAAATCAAAACAGGATTCACCAACCAGGTGTGTGGTAAGCCGGCAATCGCCGGCACCACCGCCAGGGTGATTCTCCTCAGCTACTCGGACGTCGACAAATCGAAGTCTGTTGTAACTGACAACGTTATCTCTTCGCTCATCCTCAAGGCCGGTGCCACTGGTTACGAAGTTGACTCGCTGCCCAACGCAACAGTTGGCTCGGACACCATCAATGCTGGCACGTATCTCAAGACCCACCAGCACAACGTGGTCGTCCGAATCTTCAAGAAGTCGGAAGCAGCCAAGAAGTTCGTAAACGGCCTGACCAATGCCCGCGTCATCGCTATCGTCGAGAACAACGACACCGGAGACAACGGGGACACCAAGTACGAGGTGTATGGCTGGGACTCGGGTCTGGAGCTCACCGAAATCACTGTCACTACCGAAATGACCGACGGCGTCGCTTACCAGGTAACTCTGGCCAACGGTACTATCGCTCAGGAAGGTTCGCTCCCGATGAGTCTCTTCAACACGGACGAGAAGGCCACAGACCTCATGGTCGAGGGACTCCTTGTCGGAGGCAGCACCGGGTGTACGGTAAAGGGCATGATGGAGTTCATGAGTGGTACTGAGGAGCCCGTAGGAAATAGGGTTCCCATCACCCTGACTCGAGACAGCTGTCAGGCAATTACCAAAGTGAACATGCCAGCAGCTCCTGCGTCTCCGAATCCGGCTGTTGCATTCCCGGGATCGGGACTTCCGGCAAACTACATCTTCATCAATGGTACTACAGGAGTCGCAGCTAATCCGCCCAAACTGTACTACACCAACAACTCTGGGGCCGCCCAGACGGAAACCCAGTGGGGTGCCAAGATTGACGACGCAAACATCCGGAAGCTGTACATCAACGGGGAGTATGTCATCGTTCTGAACACCTATGTGGGTGCCCCGAAACCGTAGCACTCATGACTGACATGCTCGAAAGACTGAGAGCTTACCAATCCAAGTATGGGTCCCTGAAAGGCGAAGCCTATCGGGCCCATACATTGGAATTGGAAAAGAACCCCGCTCTCCATCGAGAAGTAGACGAACTTTCTCGGTACTTTTTGAATAAGTCAGTTTCCCGATGCGGCTTCTGCCTGATCGAAGCCGACTTAGCACTAAGACGAATAACAGAACAACAGATGAAAAACGTAGCACACCCAGATTACGAACTCCGAGCAGGTACTCTGCTCCACGACCCAATCAACAAAGAGTTCAGCAAGATCCTCACTCCGAGAAACATCACGGAGGAGCTTTGCTTGTACCACATCGCATTCAACAAGGATGCTCTTTCGTACTTCACCCGGGTCCCCGAAGATCTGAACGACCGGCTGGAGAAGTTCATGGCACGTTACGGCAAGGAGATGCCGGACAAGGACGTGGAAATCAAGAAGCGTCAGGCTCAGGTTCTGAGCAAGCAGATCGAGTCCGTGAAAGCCGAACTCGAAGAGCTGAACAAGAAACAGACCGAGCTGAACGCCAAGCTCGATGAGTACTCCAAAGCCATGGGAGCAATCCACGCTATTCTCGATTCTGCGAAGACCGAGGAGAAGACCGAGGAGAAGACCGAGGAGAAGACCGAGGAGAAGACCGAGGAGAAGACCGAGGAGAAGACCGAGGAGAAGACCGAGGAGAAGACCGAGGAGAAGACCGAGGAGAAGACCGAG